CCAATTCCATTTCTCATATCCACCCGACACTCTCGGCGGTCCACAAGTAAACTTCATACCGTTTTTGTATTCGATATTCTTGGCTTTAGTAATTAGAACCACCTTGTATCGTGCATTTCATAATTACCATTAACGCTTTTATATTCGTCACATCCATCAGTCCATATTGATGTATGTCTGTTCTCAGTCCATATCATACACTCACCACAGTAGTAGTGAGCGAGTATGTCCATCTCTAAATCTCCACCGTCAAACTTAGCGTTTTGCTTACATTTGGGGCATTCTTTTGTTTCTTTGTTCATTGCCATCTTCCTTTATATCCTTGCACTCTATGTCTTCTTTGCTCGTTCATCCATTCTTCTTTTGTGTAATGTTGTGATGTATGCCAATTACGGCAGTAATGCAAGTCCCATCTACAACTGTCACAATAAATTACACCGCCGTGAGATTCAAAACTTTTTTCACAGTGGCAGCAGTCTCTCATCATTGATTCAACCTCAATATCCACTCTTCATCTTTGCCCCATACATCTTCACCTTCATATATCTTATCTAACACTCGTGCTATCATAAACACGAAGCTTATCAGTAAAACATATTTATATGGTATTGTATCTGGGTTATCGCTGCCTGTTCCCATCTTCTCTCCATTGTTTATTCATTTCTGTTTTCCTTTTTTTAATTCTTACACGCTTTCTTGGTTTCTTTTCTAAAATAGAAAAGTCAACCCATCCACTTCCTCGGCGTGTGCAGGAAGGTTCGTCACTGTAATCTGCTGACATTATATTACTTTTGTTGGTCCTTATATAAAAAGATTAGCTTTTGTAATCTCTGTAATTCTGATTGTGCTGAGTAAAGAGTAAACTCTATCTCATCCAATAATGTATAACCACTCAGTGGTTCAGGGTCACACACTTCATCTAACATCTCTGCTACTGAAGGTGTCTTCTCTTGTCCCTTTATGTTTTCTACAAGTTCAGCTATATGATTTATATAATCTGTAGCTCTCTTGTGTTCTGCTTCGTCTCTCTCTGCTTTACTTTTTCTTTTTGTCATTCTTTCTCTCCAATACATTTTCTCTAATAACTTTAGGGTCAGCTTTAGTAGGGTCATACACTATCGGTCCTACTTCTATCAACCCGCTGTCATCTTCAACTACGTATTCACCTAGTTCATCTTCATCATCAAGCCAATCTTCATCGGTGATGATTTTATTTTTCATTAACTCAGCTACAAAAATTGCGAACAATTTCTTTTCTGCTTCGTTCATACTGTTTATGTTGGTTTTATTCATATTTAAATCTTTGGATGTAAATTTTGTCCGTAGCGATGCCACTCTACAAATTGTCCATCTTTCCATACACAATAGGTAGCACGTGGGACTTCATCATTACAGTATATATCTGATAAATCTTTGAAGTCTGCTCCGTTTAAGTGTTGGTCTAATAGATATATTAATTTTGCCCTATCAGTGAACATATTGCCGTAACTACGGTCACCTAAATGGCGGTCTACTAAGTGTTCCATTGACCACACATTGTATAACATATCATATGCTGGAGAGAATATTGACCTATCATCAATAGGTGATGCTGCTTCATCTTCTCTAATCCAACCTCGTAAACCATTCAGAGAACCAGCGAGTATGGCATATCTGTTGTCGCTGAGTCTGATTGGAAAATTGTATCTCTTATCATAGCGGTGGAAACTAGATGATTTGTATAGCAATATGTCACCTTCTACTTCTCCGCTCATAATAGAGTCAGCTATTCTTAGCTGAACTTTGTCTTTAACTCCACCACTGCCACGCCATAGAAAATTGGCTCCGTTTTTGCGATAAATCGCAGCAAAACCATAACATCTATGAGTCGGCACAAAAGAGTCTCTGTCTACCATACCTTGCGCAAACACTATTGATGGTATAGTGTGGGACCAATTAGTTATCACTAACTCGGTCTCTTCTCGGCCTTTACTTTTTAATGTCTCAGCATTAATTCTGTATATCTGTGTCATCTTTCTTTCTCTCTATTTTCTTGTAAGTGCTGTGTCCTGTTCCTCTCGGGTTCTTGTTCTTAAGTAATCGCTTACGCCAATACTTACTATCGCCGTAATACTTACGAATCATATCCTTGTCAATCTCTGATACTTTCTTGCGGCGTTTCACTTCCTTAACCTCTTTAGTAGATTTGCATCTTTCTTGCTTACTCTACCTGTCCACTTTCCCTTTGCATCTCTTTTATTCTCAAGTGCTGCAGGGTTCCACATATTAGAGTTCATTCTTATCTTTCTTTGGTTGCTCTCACTGTGGGTTATAAACTTTATCTCGCCGTCACGACCAACAAACGTAGCAATTTTGTATTCTTCTTTTAGAACTTCGCTTGGGTCCCACTCATTTTTACAAAGCGAACAGTAATAAGAGTCAAAGTGTGCCTTACACTCTTTTCTAAATCTTATGTTACCTTCTGATGCTTCTTTGCATTCAGGGCAAGTTACTTTGTAATTTTTTCTATGCTTCAAATTCTTCTCCATCTTCTAATACATTCCATCCCTTGATGTATGTTTTTATGTCACTGACAGATATAACGCCGTCGTATCCATTCTGTGCAACCGGCAGATAATCTTCAAGTATGTCCATCTCTACATAATAATTGACAAAAGCATCGGGTATCACTACTGATTTACCTGAACCGCTGATTCTTATATTGTCTTCTTCTGCTAATCTATCTAGTCCAGCATACTGACCTTCTTCACCTTCTATACGGTCAAGTGCGTCAAGGAAAGCAATCAACTTATCTTCTGATGTGTCTGCTGCCTCTAAGGTTTTTGTCCAACCTTTGCTGCCACCGTAATATTTGATACCTGCATAATCTTCATAATTGTCCCAGCTATATGCACCACGACCGTATGTATAATTTGAATAGGCTCTGGTTGCCTCGAACTTTACAAAGTCGGGGTTGTCTGTAAAATGCTTGTGTAACTTAGGTAGTATAAACTTAGTAAATGCTATGGATTCATACAAATGCTCCATAATTATATGTTCTTTACCTGTGTGTGCATTGTAATAACCAGCAAATAAGTTGATACCGTTGATGTCTAAGGTAGATACTATTTCGCTCACGTCAGATATAGAACCGCTAGTAGTATCAAGGTTAAAGTCTTTACCCCACTCAGCTAATATAACATCCATCTCATCTGAGCATAGTTTGTAGTCACTATTTTGTGTGATGATGTCGGTATTGCCGTTTCTATCTATCGTGATGTTGAATACAATATCGCTGAACTTATCTGCGTGATTGTCCATTGCGTGTCTTGCTCCGATACATCCTGTTTCTTCACTTACTGTTAGTAAGCCACTTAGTGGGGTGTCGATTGCTTTGTTACTTATGATTCGTAACACAGCAAATACACCACACTTGTCATCGCCGCCAATTACCTGATTGTTGGATGAATACAGCACGGTTCCTTTTCCTTCTACTTTTTCCACGACTATGTCGGGAGCAGCAGAACCTACTGTGTCCATATGTGCATTAAGTAAGATGCGCTTGTCACCCTCTACATCGTTGCTGAAATATATATTTCCAGCTGTGTCTATCTCGTAGTCAATCTTGTTTTGCTTCAAGTATTGCGTTACATACGCAATCATAGGGTGCTCACACCCACTTGGGCTGTAGATTGATAACATAGATGACAACATATCGATGTCATTTATTGCTTCCATATCTGGTATTTTGGAGGTAATGCTTGTGCAAGCCTGTAGCTCTTCTGCTACTATTTCTGTTTTTTCTTGCTTAGTCATTGTTTATTTCCAATATTGTGTAACTGTCACTGTATAAGGACTCCCACACGGCATAATCTGCTTGTGTGTCACCCCTAACTCGCTGATAATTGACTCTCTGGTCCTCATCTCTATAATAAGTAAAGTCGGCGTCACTTGCATCTGGTTTGCTCTCCCAGAATGGTCGCCATTTTTCTGTCTTGATAGCAGTTCTTGGGTAATCTGTAAGTTCTTTGATATTTCTGTCACCAGCACTCATCACTATGCTTCTAACACTTGTGTCGTGTCTTGATGAACGATATGCTATCATTTTGTGACTGTCAAATGTTGTGGTTGCCCACTCATTGATTGCTTTGAATAATCCTACATACACATCACTTTTTGATTGCGTGTAGTCTGTTAAATATAATCTGGATGGAGCAACAAGAACAGGTTCAGTGGTGTCGCTCCAATCATTTTTGAATAGTCTGATAACTGAACGACCACATATATTGCCACTGTCATTGCGTAACAAAGCAAACAAATGTGGATTGACAAACATATCCATATAACCGAAAGCATATGCTTCACGATTGGACCTTGATTGACAACTACTTGCTCTGTTGTTGAACTCATCGACATCTCTAAAGAACTGATTGGTGCTGTCGAAACCTATTTGTAAATCTATTGAGTCATCAGAAGCATTAGTATTGTATTTGTTTAATGTTGAACTCCAATTAAGATAGCCACCACGTTCTCGAGCTGCTATGAATTGTGGTAATCTATTCTTGTATGCTCTGTTAAATACTTGGTTGAGTGCTCTACGTAAATCAGCATTATCTTCAGTCTTGTTGCTTGATAACTGTTTGGCAATTGCTGCCTTGTTTATGTAATCTACTCTGTAATTGAAATAATCGTTACCTAAGTTTTGTCTGGATATAGTATCGCCGAAGGCATAATTACCTTCAAGGTCTATATATTTGATGTGTGCTCTGAAAATATCTCGTATAGGATGGTATAAACCGTATTTCTTATGGTCAGATAAAAATGTATTTGAGTTAATCAGTGTATAAATAATTTCAGCAGTGTCTATGAATGTTCTGCTGGTTACTTTAACTTCACTCTTCCACCACTTAGGTTGGTCTGCTTCGTCTGGTTTGAATACACCGGTAGCACCCTTACATATTTGTGTATTGATGCGCTCATAATCACTGTCTATACCGCTGTAAAACCACGCCATAAAGTTGTATGCTTCACTATCCATTGGTTTGTAATTCTCAAGTAATCTAAATACTGTAGCATCAAGTGTTGTGCGGTCAGGCCGTGCATAATGTTGTATGTGCTCGTTACGTCTGTGGTAGCAGTCATAACATTGTCCATCGTGATAATTATCTGAGCCACATTCTGAATAAAGAATTGACTCGCCGCAGTTACTACAGTCTGCTACTCTCTCATCACCACAGTCGGAGCACGCATATCCACCACTATAATCACCGTCATAATAGTGGTCGCCGTCATTGAGTGATATTAAGTCAGAGCAACAGTCACATTCAGCATAATCACCGTTATCATAACAAGAGTGACATACTCTGCCGTGACTAAAACTGTAGTAATCGCTTCCACTATGCAACTCACTACAGTCAGCACATTGCCACATTCTTGCTAGACAAGGTGGGCAAACTGCTTCGTGTTCTGTTGTTGATTCAATGTTATCTTCATTGACCTCTTCACGGCATATGTCACATTTTATGTTCGGCATAATTCACTCCATTTCTCAGACTGCTTACTGAGAATATAGCAGTATTTTGAAACTATATAAAGACTTTCATTAGCATTTTCTCTCATCACTTTGCCGGGAATAGAATGACGTGGAGCGGGTGAACGCAACATAAACCCTGCTGTCACTCTATCCCTATCGGCGTTCATAAATTAAATTAGCTCTATTACTTCTCCCCATTGCTCGTCATCAATAGTGCCATCTTGATATAACGGCGCAGTCCATAAACTGCCGTCAACCATTGCATATATGTTGCCGGGAAATAGGTCAATGCTGAATGTTTCTTCGTTGCTTGGTATCATTTTATCTCCTTTTTGTCTGATACATTCTGCCGTCTACACGACTCTTATCTTTGCTGTATTCATTCTTGCCGGATATACCACCGCTGGTATAACCTACACCTGAATGCTTCTTGATGTCATTCAGTATTGCTGACTCATTAATATCTTTATCTGCAAGTGAATCAAATAACTGCCGTAAGAAATTATCAATATCTATATTAGAAATAATCTGCTTGTTTTTACCTAACCATATGCTAGCACACTTCCTGATAGAGGTGCTAAGTTTAGTATCTGCTGGATACAGGTTAAGCATTGGTCTGGTCCCCTTCAAGCGACCTACATAATCGCTTAGTTCTTTGATGATTTGTTCAGCAGGTAACTTATATTCTTTTGCTTCTTTATTCATAATCACCTAGCGGTCCTACAACTGTGTCCGGCACATAGGGACAAGGGATAGCTGCTGTATCTAACCTATAGCAACTACATACAACGCCGGGTAACAAACCATAATGTGCTTGTTTGGCTCTGTTATACCTAGCTATCTTGGGACTAGGGTGCTGATAATGTTTCTTGTCTTGCTGTCTATGTTCATTTACCTGCAAGATTGCTCCATATCTACCCTTTGATGTTGCTCCTGTAATAGGGTAAGCATACTTTTTGTCTATGCTTTTTTGTTTCCTTTGTATCTCGAGCGATTTAAGGAATGCTGTCACTAACTGTTCTACTAGAGCATTTGGCAGTAGCTCTAGTGGCCCTACTTTTTGCTCTAATTTTATTTGTTGCGCTTTGTTTAACATTTTATTGCTCCACGAGGATATAGCAGTATCGTGATTTTATATAAAGATTGTCATTAGCACCAAAAAATCGCGGGTGCTATACATATGCCTTATATATGTTAAGCAAGGACTTATATAGAACCAGTGCTAATATAAGCATAGTGCTCAATTAAGCATACCTAACAATTGTTGAGAAGCATATGTTAAGATATATTGTGCTTAACTTAGGCTAAGCAAGATATATTAGCTCTGAACTCTATTAAGCAAAAAGAGAGAGAGTGCCCTATTATGCTATATATCATACGTATGCTATAATCTGTCCTGAAACGTATGCTATTAGACGTTCTTCGAACGCATACACACACAACCAAACCAGTTCAGCAAACTAGAACCAGTTTAGGTTCAGCATTATTTTCTCATTGGCGTGAACAGTGGAGCAAGTAAAGGGTATTTTGTACTCAGCACGGCAAATTATTTTTTTTAGTGCTGTGGCGAGCAAAGTTAGTGCTTTGTTCTCACCCACGAGTGCCGAGTAGGTGACTTTATATAGCCTAAAAAGTGCTCTAAGCACGGGGGGCGAGTGCTTTGTGCTGAGCCCTCTTTCTCACCTCGGCATATCGATACTGCTTTGTGCCGTGCGACTGTCTTCGTGTCTTCGTGTCTTGGATTTACGGTGACAAAAAAGTTGAGTAGTTTTTGGTCGAGTCATACTCAGGACTCCTGTTCGTTTGGTGAAACAAGTTCAGTGTCAGTGCATTTTAAGTAGTGCTATCTCTTCTTCAAGCATAGATATCCTTTCTAGTTTCTTCTTTTCTTTCGGTGTTAGACCTATTTGTTTTCCTGTATGCCAACAGTAAGCTCCGTCGTATGGACCGTCTGGGTCTTCTTCGTTAAGTGTAGTTATTTGTTCTGTTTCTAACGAATCGTATTCCCAATTACCCCATTTAACGTCATTAGCTAAATTCATTGTAAGTCTTAGAACCTTCTCATCCCATCCATCCATATAAGGTTGAAGTTCTTCAGGTGTTAGTGTAGCAGTGACTTTTTGAGTCGCAACTGCACTTATCTCCATCTCTACTTTAATTTTCATTAGTTATACCACCCGTAGTCATTGTCAGTTCCGTCACCTTCGTCTTGTTCTATAGCTAGTTTATTGAAACTTACTTCTGATGCAGCTATTTGTTCTTCATAGTCTATTGGTTCTGTGTATACTTCTTCAGTGATATAATCTAATACTCTATTGCAATTATTTACATCGAGTCTGTTGTATGCCTTGATGAATCCTTCTTGACAGTAGTAGTTGAATTTACTTCTTACATAATCTCTGTTGTAATTACTGTCTTTGATTCCGTAAAATATCCTTGCGAAATCTCTCTCTCCTAGTCTGTTTAGACTCTGTATTGTCCCTAATGTGTTACAAACAATACTAAATGTTTTATCTTTATTCATATTTGTGTCTTTCCTATATTAAAAAAAATGGTTGTAGAGAATCCGAGGAACTCGGTCCTGATTCCCTACTTATGTCTATTTAATAACTAAAGAATTATTTCTGTTTCTTTAGATACTCCGTTCTGTCGTTCAAGAACTTCTGTGCAAACGCCTCTATTGCGTCTTCCCTACTCTGGCCTTCTAACATACTTAGAATTCCTTCGTTTTCTTTAGTTACAACTGCAACTAAGTCGTCAGGATTTTCTTCATAGAAAGCTAGTTGGTTCATTACAGTTTCTTTGGTTTTACGTGCTTTACGTGCAGTTGGATTTTTCCTCAATGCGAGCAAGGCGTGTATTTCTGGTTTACCAATTTTACTGTAGTAGTCATTAGACAACTTGACTAAAGCTTTCTTGTTCTTCTCAGAACCACCATCCATAGCCATATGGTCGAATGCATCTACTCCTTGTAGTTCTAGACGTGCCAAATTAGCCATAGCCTGAGCCTTATCAGGTCTGTAGCCTTGAGGTCTTGAACCTTTTTTCCAGTGTTGACTAGTGGCCATATTCTCGAATCCATCAGCTTTGATGATAGACTCCCATTGACCTGTGCCATACTTAGTTGACTCATCAGAGACTGTAGGATAGCCTCCTCTTGAACCACTTTCTTTATCCACCACGTGTCGCCACGTAGTTTGCTTCTCATTATTACTTGTTTCTTTTGTCATAATTGATTTTTGTGTTAGTCGTCACTATGTCCGTTGTCTTGACTAGAGGCAAGGACTCGTTGTATATATGAATCATCATTATCATATGATAATATAAAATAAATGTAAAGGTTAGACCCTCTTGCATTCTTAGGACGCCTTATTGTATGACTCCTTTTCTCTATCTATTAACTCCTGCATCCTCTTGGACACAGGTTTCTTCATTGTCTTACACTGATGTAGGTCTCTATACTGACTCATTGTTGCCACCATACTAACTTAGACCAGCAGGTGTGGCATTGATTCTTATAACCATTGTTACGTTCAGCCATTATACAGTTGCATTTCTTACAGTTAAACATTAGTAATACCTACCTGTCTTCATATATCTAGTTCTTCTTACACGTTCACAGTTCTTACAAGGACAGGATGCATCGTTATGACCGATGTCTTCCATCTTTTTACTGTATGTGAATCCTGTTGACTTACCTGACTCAGTTTTGACTTCAGTAGTTTCAAGAAATTCTTTTAGTGTGGACTGACCAGTTAGTCCTCTTCTGTCTTGACATTTGAAAAACCGTTCAAGGTGTTTCTTATGTGTAGCCTGTGCATACGCACTAACTTTCTGTCTTAGTTCTTTCATATCTATGTTTTCTTTGTTCATAGTTTTCTTCCTATATAATATATAAATATCATATCAGTATCTTATATGATATTAAAGAAGGGTAGGGTCTAAAGTATCTTCCTATGTCTTCATATCCATAGTTCCACCCCTTCAAACAAACACTAGAAAATTTTGAGTAAGGCAGATATGTTTAAAAAAAATTGGGGCTAATTTTTGAATGCACTACTTGTTGCCCCCACAGGTACAATTGTGGTGCCCGTGTTCGCAGTTGCATATTCTTAATAGTTTCCAGTATTTCGGTTTAGTCATAAAAAAATCGGGGACATTATTTGGAATCCAGTCCCCAGTAGGATTACTTAGTGTTGTCCAGCGCAGTCTTAACTTTGCCTTTAACTAAAGATTTTAGTTCGTCGTCTTTTTCATCCCAAGCGGTCAAGACTACTTTTCTAAGAAGTTCGTCTTTCACTTGAGCCTTGAGTGTTTCGTCAAGTTTGTCATAAGCGACTTGCTGTGCTTTAGTTAGATTTTCTTCTAACAGTGCTTGGATTTGAGTGTCGTACTTTTTCAAGTACTTATTCAAAATTGGCATTACCATAGCTTTGATTGCTGGGTTTGTATAACATACAAATGCAACCAGAGCTGCGACAGCTGCCAAGAGTCCGAGCACCATAGGTTCTTCTAACAAACCACTTTCTTCTACTGCACTAACGACATCTAGTGTCATATTATTTGCAGTTTCGTTATTTGTTTCGTTTGCCATATATTTCCTCGAGGTGGGTGCCACTAGGGTCACCCATTATACAATTACTTCTTCTTAGAATATATACCTTTCGGTGTACAGGGCTTTTTATAAAAGGCGCACCACTTACAAAGAGTTTGCGGAACCATTTCATACTGCTCAACGTCGTCCCCCCTTTTCTTTAATTCGTCGTGTATGCCTTTGATTAGTTCCCGCGCTTCTTCGATAACGCCATCGTTTATAGCTACAAAGTAAACGTCGTCGTACCGCAACCAATCAATTCCCGCGAATTTTGGGCGTACCCCGGTTTCTTCTTGATATAACAGGGCGTATATTATTAACTGGCGATAGTAATCGTCAGGTAACCAGCTTCCGTAACGTTTACTGGTTTTATAATCAACGATAGAGATATTACCCTCGAAATCTTTTTGGATAACATCTATAATACCCATTATTTTAAATTCTTTATTATGGACACGCATCTCAGCGAATGTTGGTTTAAGTTGTTTGAACGCCATATCTTTAGAACGCGCGACTTTCCAATCCATTAGTTCGTACAGTTTCTTTTCGACACGGGTACAGAAGTTGACCAAGAGGTCGATACTTTCCCGTTCCATAACATCGCCGTCGATGGCGGGGTTCTTCCATAACCACGGCATCTTTTCTTTACGAGCTTTCCATTTCTTATTAAATTCTAAAACGGCCCACTCCGCTGGTTCGCCGTTTCGCCAACGACTAGGATACTTAAATTCTTTTTCGAATATATCCTCAAGTATTTCGTGAACTATAGAACCGCGAAACAAATGTAATGTTAATTGGTCAGGGAGTTTTTCGATATACTTATGATAAAATTGACGTGGGCATTTTAAAAAGGTATTTATTTTAGAGGGCGACAAACGGAACTCGCTTGGCGTCCAATCTATTTCTGTATCATTTTCTATGTCATACTTGACAGTGTACGTGAACTCTTCTGAGTCACCTTGATTTTCTTTCATATTTTCTTAACATATCCAGTTAATATATAAAACTTCGGGTATGAGCATACGTTAGGCATAGAAGCATATGTTAAGGTATTATAGTACTATATAGTACTGTATAATAGAGCTCTGACAAAAACCTTTATAAGTAAATCCATCCAAATATAAAGTATGGCTCGTGATGACTATGGTGCAATTAGTGTTATTTCTGATGAAGAAAGGGAAGCATTAGGTATATCTGGAAGAAGACCAGACGAGGAAGAAGAAGGCCTTTTCGAAACCATTGGTAAAGCAGGAGATAAATTAGGGGAGACTCAATTTGGTAAAAAGATTGGTTCAATTTTAACAGTAATCATTTTAGCGATGTTCGGAAGTGGTACAGCGGATTTAGGTATGTTGACGGATTTATGGGGCGAAGAAGAAGTGGGACCGGTAGGCGGTTGTATGGACCCGGGGGCTATAAATTTTAACAACAAAGCTACGTTTGATAATGGGAGCTGTGCCTTTCCACCACCTGTAGTTTACGGGTGTACTAATCCAGATGCAGAGAATTATAACAAGGAGGCAACTCACGACAATGGGCGCTGCCAATTTCTTGGCGGCCCAGTTGATAACAACACAGGTAACAATGAGACACAGACCAACGAGACAATTTATGGGTGTATGGACATAGACGCAGAGAACTTCAACGACAGAGCTGAAGAAGACGATGGAAGTTGTGAGTACGAAGAATACGACTGTGTGGCCAATCAAACTTATTTTTACAACGGTATGCAATATGGAAACTACTCTAGAGAAGATAATACCCTCAACATCACAGTAGACATAGACACAAATTGCGACCAAGAAGCATTGCCTGTGATGGTGACATTCGACGTTGGGCACATCAAGGTAGAAGACAATGAAACTGTATGGAACGGTTATATGTGGACAGACCATTTCTACAACGTAACAGGTTGGGAGGCAAACGAGTATACAATGAGTTCTGGTCCGGAATTCTTTACAGAACCTTATACTGGATGGTATATGGTATATGTTAATCTTTACGCAGATTACGGTAGTAATGGCACTTATGAATGGGTTAATTACTTTTACATACCTGAGATTATTTTGGAGGAAGAATGAAGGCTAGTGAACTTTTAGTACTTACAAATATGTTAGGTAAAATACTTTCAGACATAGACGACTTGAAACAAATGATGTCGGATTTAGTTATGAGCAACGTAGAATATAATGAGGAAGAATGAGTGATGGTCGATACAATTACAAATATACTGTTGATGGTGATAATAGCTTTATTAGCTGTTACAGCGACAACCTTTATTATACTGATGATTACATACATACGGAAGTTACTGTCAGGTATCAAAATACCTACAATAAAACTTCCAAAAAAGAAACAAGCAAAGAAAGAAAGGAGGACTGAAAATATGAGTAAAGAAGCACGAGAAGGAGTTACGTTCAACGATATCTTTATGTTTATGATTGCTGTACCTTTAGTTTTGCTCTGGGTTGGGTTTGCGGGGTTCGTTATTCATACGGGACTTAATAACTCAGCAGTTCTTGAGAACATTGAAGCATATACAACTTTGATAGCAATCCTAGGAGGGCCAGCCCTTCTTATTATCAAAGATGCATTAGATGTCTGGAAGCAAGAGCAAGCAGAGAAAACAGCATTCTATAAAGTCAAAGCTCAATCTGTTATCGATTATAATGATGCAGTATTGAAACAAGCTCAAGATATAGAATCTAAACAGCAAGACCAAGAACATAAGATGGAAAGTAAAAAGTGACCGAAACATTTATATGTTAACGTAACGTAATTTGTTTAGAGGTTATTATGACTCCATTACACGCAAGAGAAAAGCCAGCCCCAAAAAGGGATAGACACGGTAATTTAATTTCAGAAACTCCAGTAGTAGCAGAAAAACCTGTTGTTGAGAAGAAAGTAGAAGAAAAACCAAAAGCACCAGCTAAGAAGAAAGCAGCTAAAAAGTCTAAAGGTAAAAAATGAACGATTTCGAACAGGAAGAGTTAGTTAAACAGGTAGAAGGGCTTCACCAACAAGTTGAATATTTATTAGCTTGTTGCGAATCGTGCGATAGTTGTAAACCAGCTAAAAAAGGGAAAAAGTAAATATGTCAGAAACTAAAAAAGAATACGAAGATACTAGAGATGCAACCGACACTGGAGACTTATTTTTCGGTGGACGCGTTAAGACTATGAACGTTGATGCAACCCAAGATAAATCCAAATTTGTCAAAAGTCCTAACACACTTTCATCTGGTGGCAATTAAGTAATATGGCACCACGCAAGAAAAAGGCACCAGCAAAAAAGAAGCAAGCAGCAGCTCGAAAAAAACCGGGCGGTTCTAACGTAGGTAAATACAAAGGAGTCAAAGCTTTTGCAGGTCCTTCAGGGGGAGCACCAGCAGGTAGTTTCCCAATTAATACATTAACAAGAGCTAAGTCAGCATTGAAGTTAGCTCATAATGCACCACGTCCTGCAGGAATTAAACGTGCGGTATACAAAAAGTATCCAAGTTTAAGACCTAAAGCTAATGGTAAAAAGAAAACAACAAAGAGGAAAAAATAATGCCTTACGGTAAAGGAACATATGGTAAGAAGGTCGGAAGGCCAAAAAAGAAGAAAACTAAAAAGAGAAAGAAATAATGGCTAAAAGAGTAAGTTGGTTATACGGTGGTAAAAGATATTACGGTACTTTGATTAGAGAAACCAAAACACACAAGTACGCCAGAACTCATAATGGAAAGACTAAAAAGATTAAAAAGGGGAAATAATAATGGTAAAGAAAAAAGATGCTAAACTAACACGGGCAGGAGTTTCAGGTTATAACAAACCTAAGAGAACACCAAAACACCCTAAGAAGTCACACGTAGTTGTTGCTAAAGTAGGTTCAAAGACTAAACTTATTAGGTTTGGTCAACAAGGAGTTTCTACGGCAGGCAAGAAAACAGATAAGAAATCTAATGCAAGAAGAAAAAGTTTTAAAGCACGTCACGGTAAAAACATAAAGAAGGGTAAAATGTCTGCAGCGTACTGGGCTAACAAAGTGAAGTGGTAAATGGAAGAAGAAGTTGAGTATTACGTGAACCGTTTGAGAGAGCGAGTAGGAGAAGGAGAATATGAACGTCATAAAGAGCTTGTACGTTTGTTGGCAAGGAATCTTGCTATTGAAGATATTATTTGGGAAGAAATTTCTGTACATATTCGGAATGTTGACGTACGAACAAAGCTCTTGCAACAAAGAAATCAAATCGTTCGTGACATCCATACAGAATTCAGGGCATTAAATATAGAGGTCCCTACATTGGTAGAAGAGAAGACCGAAAACTTTATGAACTTCTTAGGAGACTTAGAACAAGATGATACCAGTGAAACAACAGACAAAGGAAATTAAAGCCGCAATAAGTGGTCAAAACAAATTTGATTCCCAGAACTTGAGTGTATTCTTTGCTGAAGTCAGAAAAGACGAAAAAAAGATGGAAAAGTTAGTTAGAGCTTTCTGTTATACGTATTTATTAGATAAACAACAACGACCTTTAAGGTTAAGACCGCTCCAAATGGATATTATAGTAAAATCATTAACCTTTCCAGACGGTAATCCTGATAAACAGAGGAAATTAGCTATTTTAGCTCCTAGAGGGAGTGGTAAATCGTGGGCACTGTCGGTAGCTGCGGTAATATTTATGTTTTTTAATAGATTTAGGGACTTAGTATTCGTATTGGCACCGACAGAAGACCAGTGCGCCCTGATTTTTGACTATTGTTTGCGTCATTTTAGAGATAATAAATTTTTAGATAGTTTAATAGGTAATTATAAGTTACATAACAAACCTCATATTAAGATGAAGGGGGGAACAATCCTGCGTAGGGCACCTGTAGCGCCTTCAAATCAAGGACAATCCATTAGGGGACAGCACCCAACACTTTTAATAGTAGACGAGTCACCTTTAATATCAGATGAGTTGTTTATAGACAACGTCGAACCCGCAATTGTAGCTAACAAAGCACCATTTATCAATCTTGGTACTCCTAAAAGCAAGGAAAACCATATGTATCGGTATTTGTTTGACGAAGGGTATCAAGATACCTTTACGAGGTTACATTATACGTGGAGAAATGCAATTGTTAAGGGAGAAGCTTATTCGTCACCTTATGATGAAGAAGAAATGTTAAATAAAATGACAGAATGGGGTGAAGACTCTATTCATTGGAAGACTGAATACGAATGTGAATTTGTGGAAAGTATATCAAATGTATTTATACCGGACAATTTAAGAAAGTGTTTAGATAACTATGAACTCATTACACCCGAAACCATCGCCACCGCTGGAGACACAGGAAAAAATAATACTGTGGCTGTTGACATTGGCAAATCTGTCAATTCTACTGTTATTAGTGTATGGCGTACTGAAAAAGCCGATGATGGAAATATTGCAAGATTATTATACTTGGAAGAAATCGGACCTAGGTCTGGTGGACACGATATACCTTATCAACGACAACGTATTATGGAAGTTGCTGATATTTTTACCGCCGCTCGTGTTATTATTGATGCTACGGGTATTGGGGGTGCGGTCGAACAGGACATAAGGTTAGAATGTATTCCACGAAGTATACATTTCCTACCTTTTGTGTTTACTGGAGGACCGAGGGGGTCAAAAACTTATGCTTATCGTGATTATGTTTCATTTGTGCAAAAGACTGCTATCAGGGTTCCAAATATGGACGTCCAAGAAGGTGAAGCCAAAAAATTAATGTGGAAATGGTTTAGAGAGCACGTTACATTAGAATATGTAATGGATTCTACGCAAAAAACAGAGAAAATATCTGCACCCAACGGAAAACACGACGATTATTGTGATAGTAGTGTTATGGGTGTGCATTCTGCTCTTTCTATGCTTCCTGCTAGTGCATCTTTGAGTGGAGCTACTGTAAGAAAGAAGTCATCGCAACCTAGAGCTCGAAAAAGGGGCGGAAGTGGACTAATTAGTACTGGAAGGCGCTCTATAAACACAAATAAAAGGTTTATGCGGGGTATTTGAACCGAACCTTTAAATATATGATACGACTATTTATTATTTGATACCAATGGGTCTTGGTGATAGAATACGCCGTTTATTTGCTGTAACTGGCAGTAATCCGAACACTCCGGAAGACAAACCACGCAGTTTTGGAGACGGTGTTATAAGAAGATTGAAACTTTCCCACAGTCAAGGGATGAGAAATTATGAGCAGCACATAGGTGATAATAGAACCTATATGAATGTTTATCTCGCAGACCCAATTGTACGTTCCTTAATCGACCTTCCTTGTTTATATGCTGTTAAAGACGGATATGACATTGTTACGGAAGATGAACAATTAAGAGAAAAAATAGAGAAGATGTTTGTCGATAT